CAAGCTCAAGATGTAGCATTTCAAAGAGCTTTAGAGAGTGGTGCAGACACTACAGAGATTGTTGCTGAAAAGCAAAGACTAAGAGATATTACTCAGGTAGTTGATACAGCTACAACCTTAGAAGAATTAAAAGGTATTACACTATGAGTCTTAAACTAAATACTGCATCAGGCGGTTCAATAACCTTACAAGAAGCAGATACAGCTAGTAACTTAACAATTACTTTACCAGCAGTAGATGGTACTATGATTACTACAGGGTCTACTTTTGCAGGTAACGGTCCAGCGTTTGCGGCATATATGAGTTCTACAGTACAAAGTCTTTCTGGGTCAACATATACAAAAATAGCATTTAATACAGAATACTTTGACACAAATAGTAATTACGATACAACTAATTATCGGTTCACTCCAACAACTGCAGGATATTACCAAGTTAATGTTGTGATAGCTATGTCAGAAAATGGTTCTGGCGGTATTCAAGATTACGCTTTTTTATATAAAAACGGTTCAGCCTATACAAGCACTAGACACTATAACGGTGGTCAACCAATGAACAATGCTTTTTCATGTCTTGTTTATTTAAACGGTTCAACTGATTACATAGAGGTTTATGCTTGGGGTAGTGGTGGAACACCACTTGTATCAAACGGTGGTATTAATGCAAATCAGTTTTCATCTTCTTTTGTAAGGAGCGCTTAATATGACTCTGTTTGAAAAAATAATTGCTTTGTACCCAGAGTTAACACCAACTCTTGAAGATAACATGTTTAGAGACGGAGCAATCATTCTTCAAAATGATGGTAAAGGTGACTACATAGCCAAGTGGGAACATCCTACCCTAGCTAGACCAACAGAGGAGCAATTAGCATGAGCGTTTCCATTAACGGTACTAGCGGTCTAGTATTTAATGATGCTTCTACGCAGAATACTGCTGCTACAGGGTTTGGATTTAAGAATCGCATCATCAACGGTGCAATGATGATTGACCAGCGTAATGCTGGTGCTAGTGTTACTTTAACTGCTGCAAATTTTGTTTATCCTGTAGATAGGATGTTTGCTTTCAGGGCTTCTGGTACATCTGGTGCTATTGCTCAAAGAGTTTCAAGCGGTATTACTCCTTCTGGTAATGCTCTTAGAATACAAAGAAACAATGGTGATTCTGCTACTGCAGCTCTTGGCTTCGGTCAAGTTGTTGAATCAAGCAACTGTGTTGATTTAGCTAGTCAGTCAATAACGCTGTCGTTTAAAGCTCGTTGTGGTGCTAACTTTTCTGGCTCAGGCAGCCAAATAACTGCTCGTATCGGTACAGGTAACGGAACAGACCAATCAGCAGCTAACTTTTATAACCTTGCTTGGACAGGACAAAGTAACACAAATACAGCTCTTACGCTAACAACATCTTGGCAAACCTTCACAGTAACAATCACTGCTGGTTCTTCGGTAAACCAAGTTGGAGCAATGTTCTTCTACACCCCTAGTGGAACTGCAAGCACTAACGATTGGTTTGAGATTACTGATTTACAGATAGAAAAAGGCTCTACTGCTACTAGCTTTGATTACAGACCTTATGGTACTGAGTTGCAACTTTGCCAAAGATATTGCTATGTAGATGGCTATACTGGTAATGCTTATACTCGCTTTCCTTTAGGTTATGCAAGCCAAACAAATCAAACTGTAGGATTTTTTAACTTCCCTATAACAATGAGAACTGTTCCATCTTTAACATGGAGCGGACCATTTGCAGAGGTCTTAAATAGTGGCGGTGGTGCTACTGGGACTTCAATAACCATTACATCGGATGGTAATTCTGCCAGCCATGCCGCAGTTCTTTTTACTTATTCAAGTGGTACTGTTTCACAGAATTCTTTAAATGCGATTCGTGTCAACAATAGCACTTCTTGGTATGCTCGTTTTGAAGCGGAGTTATGATGTATAAACTATTAAATGCAAACACAGAATTTCAATGTTTGATTATTGAAAATGCAGATGGTTCTGTTAAATCCATCCCATTTGACCCAGCCAATGTCGATTTTCAAGAGTATCAAAAGTGGCTTGAACTCGGCAACACACCATTACCAGCGGATGAATAAGCATGAGCGAAGAGAACGGAATAGACCTCTATAAGTATGGTAAACTAACAGCTCAAGTAGAGTCTATGGAAAAGAAGATAGACAAACTAGAGTCTAACATGGAAGAGTTACTAGAATTAGCCAATCGTAGCAAAGGTGGCTTCTGGATGGGGATGACCATTGCTTCTATTGTTGGAGGTGTTATTACCTTCATTACATCACATTGGGTAGTTAAATGAGAGAACTAACAATCTTTAAAAACATTACTGCAGGTGTAACCACTACTATTTATACAGTACCTAAAGGATGTAAAGCCATTGCTACATTATTGTTTCTTGCAAACAGTGGTGGAACAACTAAAACTATTTCTGCTGCAGTGCATGATGCTAGTACTGCTGCTACTGTTCCTATTGTAGGAGCTAAGTCACTTGGTGCTGGAGATGCTCTTCAGTTTAATCAAGGTCGGATGGTGATGGATGAGTTTGATTATATTACAGTCACATCTGAATCAGGTGCAACTATGAGTTGTATTTTCACCATGGAAATATTACAAACAACATCTTATCAGCATGTCTCTTAAGGAGCAATAATGCCATTGAAAAAAGGTAAATCAGACAAAACAGTATCTTCTAACATCAGCATGATGGTTAAAGAAGGTAAACCTCAAAAGCAAGCAGTAGCGATTGCATTGTCAAAGGCTGGTAAGTCTTTCCCTGTTAGGGGTAATCGTACAGCTACAAACATGAAAAAAAGCGGTCGTGGACGCTAAATAGTTGTTGACACAAACATAAAAATGTGGTAAACTTAGGGATATTATGCAATATATTCAACTTACTAATGCGGTGTTAAGACGACTCAGAGAGACAGAAGTCTCTTCTGTTAGCGACAACGCTTATTCTAAACTCATTGGTGACTTTGTCAATGACGCTAAACGCAATGTAGAAGATGCTTACAACTGGAACTCATTGTCAGACACATTGACAGCGGTGACAGCTAACGGTATCTTTAACTATGTTTTAGTGGGTTCAGGTCAACGCTTTAGAGTGATTGATGTATTGAACGACAGCTCTGATGTAGTTGTTAGAAATGCTTCTACTCGCTGGATGAACCAACAGTTCTTGTTAAACCCTACACAGGCTGGTACTCCACAGTATTATAACTTTAACGGTACTGACTCTAACGGTGACACACAGGTAGACTTGTTTCCTGTCCCTGATAGTGTCTACAATATCCGTTTCAATGTGATATTACCTCAACCGTTATTAGACTCTGATGCTGATACTCTATTAGTACCGTCTGAGCCTGTAATATTCTTAGCTTATGCTAAAGCCTTGGCAGAGCGTGGTGAAGACGGTGGTTTAGTCTCTAGCGAGGCTTATGGTTTATATAAAACATCTCTAGCAGATGCTATTGCCCTTGAATCTGGTCGTTACTTTGAAGAAGAGACTTGGAGTGCTACCTAAATGGCAGAACAATTAACAACTGGAACTATTGCAGCACCAGGCTTCTTTGGTCTTAATACTCAAGATTCCTCAGTACAGTTGTCTTCTGGCTTTGCACTAGAGGCTAATAACTGCGTAATCGACCGCTATGGTCGTGTTGGTGCTCGTAAGGGGTGGACTAAGGTCAACTCTACGGCAGCGTCTACAGGCTCATTTAGAGCCATCTATCAGGTGTTTAAAGATGATGGTAATGTTGTGTTGTCTGCAGCTAACAATAAGATTTATAGCGGTACAACAACTTTAACTGAATTAGCTGTTCGTAACAGTACTGACACTGGTAATTTAACTTACACCATCACGGACGATAACTGGCAGATTAGCGGTATGCCTTATGACACTGGAGCAACTCCTTCAGGTCATGCTATCTTAGCTCAAGCTGGTCATCCTCTTTTAGTTTATCATAAGTTAGGTGCTACAGCTCATGCTCACACAGGTGCTTATGGTTTACAGCGATTAGGTGATATTGCCACTAATTTACCAGGTTCTTACAGCGTTACTAGCTTTACACCAAACATAGTTATGACAGCGTTTGGTCGTTCATGGGTAGCGGATATTGCTAGTGATAGACAGACTGTGTATTTTAGTGACTTGTTAAATCCTGCTGAATGGAAGACAGGTACTTCTGGATACTTAAACATTAGTGAAGTTGTTCCTAACAATGACCCTATTGTTGCTTTAGCTTCTCACAATGGATTCTTAATTATATTCTGTGAAAAGCATATTGTTGTTTATAAAAACCCAGTAGACCCATCAGCTTTAGTATTAGAAGATGTTATTACTGGTATTGGTTGTATCGCTAGAGACTCTGTAGCTTCTATCGGTACAGACTTAATGTTCTTATCAGCTACTGGTGTGCAGTCTTTACAACGAGTTGTACAAGAGAAGTCACTACCGTTTAGAGATGTGTCTAAGAATGTACGAGATGAGTTATTGTCTAATGTGTCGTCTGAAGTATTAAAGAACATTAAAGCAACTTACTTCTCAACAGACGCTTTCTACTTGTTAGCATTACCGTCTACTGGTTTTACTTATTGCTTTGACACAAGAGGTGTGTTAGAGAATGGTGCAGCAAGAACAACTGTTTGGAAACAGATTGCACCAACA